TTCGTGGATCATGCGTTACCTTTAGGTTCCGGTTTGTTACGTGTTTGCATCTGGGCTTTCATCATCTCTTTGGCCGTGTCGAGCATCTGACCGCGCTGGGCGTTTTGCTGCTCTTGCTTGTGCTTGGCGATCTCAACCCCGGTCTTCACACCGAACTGCTTTTCTTGCGAAGCAATCTGGTGTTTGGATCGTTGGGCATCTATGCCCACTTTCATGGCGTTTAGCTGCAAGTTACCGCCAATCTTTTCCTTCTCCAGCGCCAGTTTCTGGGCGTGCATCTGGGCGCTGTTCTGGAGTTTGGCCTGCTCGATGGCTGCTTGAGTCTGCGCCTGCTGCGCCTTGATCTGCACCTCTTGGGCTTTGATCTGGACTTCTTGCTGGCGAATCTGCAACTCTTGCTGCTGCATCTGAATGAGCGGATCTTGCTGATTCTGCTGCGCTTGCTGCTGCGCGGCCATTTGCTGGTGCTGCTGCAACACACGTTGTGCGGCCTGAGCCATGAGACCTGAGATGGCCTGTTCGGCTTGTGGGGGGAGTGCCTCGTCTTGTGCTGGCAACGCCATGCCCAGTTGCGCTTCGACTTGTTTGCGGTACTCGAACCCAACGTGCTCGGCAATATGCGCTTGCATCGCGGCCATAATCATCGGCGCTTTCGGGTTCTGCCCAATCATCTGCATGATCTGGGGATCCTGCATCATGGCCGTGTGCACAGCAATGTGCGACTGGTGGTCTTGGAACTGGAACGCTTTAAGCGGTTCGCCGCTGAGCGCATTGACGTTTTCGGACACGGGGTCGACTGGCTTGTGGTCATCCGGCAGCGGGACCAATTTGTCGGGGTTCTTAATGCCCAAGACCTCCAACATGCGGCGGTGTAGTTCTGGCAAGTTGTAGATGTCCGGAGCCATCTGCGCCATTTGAATCACAGCTTGGTACTGCACCACACGCTGAGACATGGTGGACGCGTTGGGATCGCTCACGGGGATAATGTCCACGTGCGAGAAGTCGGACTTCTTAGACTTACGGCTACCCTTTTCAGGCTGGAACGGATACTCGTCGGGAGTATCTTCCTTAATGATCTCGGCCAGCAGTTGCAACTCTTGCTTGAACGCGTAGTGCACCCGGGCCTGAACAGCCGTCATTACTTTGAGCTGGCGCTCCAAGAGTGCGAGCGTTGTACCCACGGGGGCTTGGCTCGACATATCGCTGATCTGCATGTCCGCAGTGGCGGCAAACCGACGACCCTCTTCAACGATGTTGTTGAGCAGGGTGTACAGAACTTGGCTTGGCTCTTTGTAAGGCAGCGGTAAGATGTTGTCGCGCAGCGCACCAGAGCCGATGTCTACGTCGCGGAACTCGCCCGGAGCAATCGGGGTATCGTCGCCTTTGATTCGTAAGCCGCGGGACTTGAGGCCACCGGGGAGGTTTGAGAGTGTACCGGCATCAACAAGCTGGCGCATGAGCGAGGTTGCCGATTTAGCAAAACCCCCGATGAGGTGGAATAGACCGAAGCCGTAAGCTCCGAAACCGGGTATGTACTGGTAGTGGACAAAGTGCTGGCGCTTGAGTTTAAGTGGGTCATCTTCTCTCCAGTTACGGCGGATCGACAGGACAGTGCCTGTCCCTTTAATAACCGTGACGACGTAGGGCAGTGCGATCCCGGTCTCGTCGTTGTTCTCATCCACGTCGTTGTAGCCGTCCAGATCCAAGTCAACCAGCGATTCGTACAACGTATAGCGGTCGTCGTTGATGTCGTTAAACCCAGTCTCTTGGTCTTTGGCTTTCTGAATCTCGTCAGTCTGTTTGCTGGGATCGGGCAAGTCAACGTCGCGGTAAAACCCAGAGGCGATCAGCTTCAGAATATCATTCTTGTGCATGCGCATCTGGTGCGTCACGCGGGGAGCCATGCGCTGGTCGGTCGTGCCGTAAGGCAGTATAACATCCTCGGCTGGAATGAACATCGACACTTGACGGCCCAAGCTTGGGTCTTTATACACTTTCTTGAATGCCGAGCCTGCGGCAGGCAAACTCCACAACATGCGCTCCATCTCGGGGCGGAACTCGGGCATCTTCTCGACCAGCTCGTAGTTCATGTCGTCTTCGACGTTTGTCGCAGCTTGCTTCTTCTCTGGCGTTTCTTTACCCCAGATGGTTGTGCGCACAGGCCCTTGGGCAGGCAAAAGCTCCGTCACTGTTTCTGACTGGAACCTGACAACAGCTTCTGTAATCATCGGATGAAACACACCAGATGCGCCGTTCCAAGGCTCAGTGCGCTCTTCGTACTGGAGGCCCATGAGTTTCAAACCCATGACGTAGGTCTTCTCCCACTCTTTGCGGGACTGACGGTCGTTGTCAATATCGCTTGAAAGCTCCATGCCCAGCGACTGGAGCACAGCTTCATCTATCTCTTCGGCCAAGTTGGCCGCAAACTCAGGCGATTCTTCAGGTTCTTCAACAATATCTTCGCCGTCGTCTTCGTCGCTCTCAAGCTGCACGTCGATCGGTTCTTCGGATTGTTGTTGCGCAGCCGCCATCGTGGCGGGGGAGCTATACAGTGGTTTATCAAAACTGGAGGCCATGTTAATCCTTAGTAGTATGCGTGTGTGCGACGGCGAAAGATAGCGGGCTCATCGCGCTCGTCGGAGTCTAACTGAATAAAGCCGCCTTGCCTAAAGCGCATGAGGGCCTGAGATGTCGTGTCTACATAGTCATCGTTTTCGCCGTTGGGGAATGATGCAACTTCTTCAATCACTTCTTTGGCCCAACGCGTATCCGGAGCCCAGACCATACCTGACGCAAATAGATCTGCAATAGCGTTGACTCGAGCGATCTTGTCGTTTCCGCGACTCGGATTTGTTTCCTGCGCGGGGATGCCCATAGCACGCAGTTCCTGTAAGAGCGGAGCCCCCGCGGCTTTCTTTTCGATAATGAACGCATCTGGTTCCCAAGACTTGTAGTGTTTAAGCGCAGCACGTTTCAGTTCCGGAAACCCCATCCGATCCTTAAACGCATCGAGCAAAATGATCTGCGCCGAGTTTTTCTCTTCCTCGTTGTAGAACACACCCCAAGTCGTACACGCCGAATAGTCAGCGCTGGTCTTGGCTTCAAACGCCGTATCCCACGACTGGATGATGTAGTCGCAAGGCGGTGGATCTTCCGCTTCCCAAATTCTCCAGAGCTTACGACTGATGATGGCCGCTGCGTTGGATGTGGGATTCTGCATGTACTGGGCGTTCCAGTACTGAGGCTCCATGTTGGCCTTCTTGGCTTTAAGTTGCTCCAGCGGCCACTGCTCTGGCCAGAGCGACTTCTCGTTATCCGAGTCTTCGTTCAAGATCGCAGGCAGCTCGACAATCTCCCACTGATCCGCGTTGGGGTTCTTGGTCTGGTAGTCAATAAGCCGCCCAGTCAGGTCGAGCTTACTCCAGCGCGTCATGATGACAATGATCGCACCGCCCGGCATCAAACGCTGTTGTGGGCCGGTCTGGAACCAAGACCACGCCGTATCGAACGCCAAGTGACTATTTATTTTGACGTCTTGTTCTGAATGCGGATCATCAATGACGAAAAGATCGGCACCCCGGCCTGCCAAAGCGCCGCCAACGCCAGCGGCGTAGTACTGTCCACCCGCGGAGGTGGACCACTTCCCAGCAGCCTTCTGGTCGTCCGCCACCAATGTAGTAGGGAATATTTCACGGTACTCCTCCGAGTCGATCAAGTTACGAATGCGACGGCCAAAGTCCTCAGACAAACTGGCCGTGTGGGTTCCCATAATGATTTTCTTCTCTGGGTACTTGCCCAAGAAGTATGCGGGGAACAAATAGGACGAGAACTCGGACTTACCCATCCGAGGCGCGATATTAATGATGACGCGTTTTTTCTTGCCCTCAATCACATCCGTAAAGATTTTAGCCAGTTTTCTATGGTGTGGCCCAATCTTAAACCCGGGGTATACCGCACTTGCAAAACCCAGCATATTGGTTTTAGCTGCTGTAAGTGTTGCGCGTTTCTCGCGCACGTCCAAATCTTCGAGCAACTCTATCTTCTCTTTGGTGCTCAGCGTTGGGAGCGCCAGCTTAATAGCCTCGATCTCCCGTGCGCTTATAGATGTGAACTTTTCAAGATTCATCGG